GGGGGAAACCGAAATCATGGACATTAAGAAACTATGCGCGGCCCTGGGTCTGCCGGATACGGCGACCGAAGCTGATATTATGACGGCGATCGAAGCCCTGAAGGGGAAGGCCGCCCCGCCTGAAGGAATGCCGGAAGCGGAATACTCGAAATCGAAACCGCAATTCGCCGCCGTCCTGAAGGAAAACAAAGACCTGAAGGAAAAGGTCGAGAAATTCCAGGCGGATCAGAAAGCCGCCGATCATACGGCCCGCGTCGCCGGATACCTGGCGAAAGCGAAAGAGTTCAAGGCCGTCCCAGGGACGCCGGACGAGATCGCCGCCGAATTGACAGCGATCGAAGAAGCCGCCGGAAAACCGGCCGCCGACAAGGCCCTGGCCGCTTATACCAAAGCGGAAGAACTGGCGATCGCCGCCGGCGTGACCCGCCCGCGCGGTTCCAGCAAGGACGGAAAGGCCGCTAAAGACTTCGATGAAGCCGTTTCCAAATACCAGAAAGAGAACCCGACCGTCGCCCATGTGGACGCGATCAAGGCCGTGTCGGCCGCCAATCCTGGCCTTTACCTGGCCCGCAATAAATAGGCCCTGGGATCGCCCAGGGAAAAGTATCGAAAAATAAAGGGGGAATAATTCAATGGGTTACAATATCAAACCAGTCCTAACCGAAAGTTTTGTTTCGACGAACGATCTTCGTCTGAATCAGTATTACGGCGTGAAATTATCCGCCGATCGAACAGTCATATTACCGACGGGCGACGCCGATAATTGTATCGGGATCCTTCAGAACAAACCCAACGCGGGCGAAATGGCCGAAGTCATGGTCATTGGTCGGACGCCTGTCGTAGTAGAAGAAGCCATTGCCGCCGGCGTCCAGATCAGAATCGCTTCCGGCGGAAAAGCGTCAACCTTCGTTCCCGATACTGATACAACCGCCTTCAGCGTTGGTCAGGTCGTCGAACACGCTTCCAATGACGCGGAATTGGCCGACGCAATCGTAAACTTCGCGACCCAGGATCGCGGCGAAGAATAAGGCCCTGGGGCCTGGATCGATCACAGTAAATTAACGAAAAAGGGGGAATTAATTCAATGGGAAATCCTGTAACATCCGATCTGCATATCGACGCCGCGCTTTCAACGATCGCGGTCGCCTACAAAAACAAATCCTTCATCGCCGACCAGGTTTTTCCCCTGGTCAATGTGGATAAGCAATCCGACAAATACTTCGTGTGGGACAAGGGTTCCTGGTTGACCAATCAGGTCGAGAAACGAACCCCTGGCGATTCCTATCCCGAAGGCCGGATCAAGCTGTCCAACGACAACTATTACGCCGACCTGTATCATCTGGCTTACGCGATCCCCTGGGAAAACAAAAAGAACCAGGACGCCGCCGTCCAGCTTGAACAGACCGGCGCGGAATGGTTGGCCCAACAGTTCAGTTTGAACCGCGAAATCCAGATCGCGGCCGCTATCTTTGCCGGCGCGATATGGGATAACAATCCCGTCGCCGGCACGGACTTCATCCAGTGGGACGATTTCGTCAACTCCAACCCGCCGGAAGACATCGACAAATATTCGGCGACGATCCAACAGAACACCGGCGTCGCCCCGAATACCCTGGTCATTGGCCGACAGGTCTATGACAAAGTTCGCCGGCATCCGATCCTTCTGGATATGTTCAAATACACGGGCGTCGGGATTTTGACCGAAGCCCAGGTCGCCCAGGCGTTAGGGGTTGAAAAACTCCTGATCGGGCGCGCTGTCCAGAGAACCAGTCTTGAAGGCGCGGCAACCGCCGTTCAGGCTTACGTTTGGGGCAAGGCCGCCCTGTTGCTTTACGTCCCCGCGAAACCGGCCCTTCGTGAACCCGCCGCCGGTTATACTTTCGCCTGGGACATCGACGGATCAGGCTTTAACACCGCGATCACGCCCTGGGTCGATGAAGGGAACGATCGCGATGTCCTGAAGGGAAAGAACGCCTTCGATTTCAAAGTCGTCGGCGCGGATTTGGGCGCGTATTTCGCGACCGTGATCAGCTAGATCACACACTGAAAACAGCCGGCCGCCCTGGAATATCAACGGGGCGGCCGAATCGAATTTCTGAAAGGAGAAAATCGAAATGATCAGAATGAGGGGACATCATCACTTTGACCACATTTCCGCCGACCAGTTCGAAGGTTTCGGGGCCGTCGCGGAAAAAGGGAACACGGTTTTCGTTCATTCCGTCCTGGGCAACGATAACGCTTCCGGCCGGAATTGGGACAGGGCCGTCAAAACTATGGAAGAAGCATTCAGTCGCGTCGAAGATCACGGGATCATTGCCGCGATCGGAACCTTCGCCGAACAAGGAGTCCTGGCCCCCCTGGGCGTCCAGGGCGTTCGCGTCGTCGGCATGGCCGGCGGCCGGACCCGTCACGACGACGGCGTTCGCTGGAAAGAATCGACCGTCGCGGAAAATACCTTCCTGGTCGCGATCAGGGAACAGGGTTGGGAATTTCACAATATCCTGTTCGTTCCTGAAAGCGGTTATGCCGCGATCAGGGCCTGGCGCGCCGAAGACGCGACCTATCCCGATTCTTCCCACTTCATCGTCCGCCGATGTAAGTTTATCGGCCCTGGGGCGATCGGAACCTTCACGGGGAAGGGAATCGAAGATTGGGGCGGGAATCATCATTACCTGGTTGAAGAATGCGAGTTCGACGAATTGGAATTCGCGATCGTCGCGCCGGCCGGTTCCCCTGGGATCGCGGCCCCGCTTCGCGACATCATTCGCTTTAACAAATTCGAAGGCAACAAGAACGATATTTGTATGGATATGTCGAAAGGACTTGTCCAGGGGAATATCTTCCGCAACGCCTACAACAACCCCGCCCATTTGAACACGATCAATTTGGCCTATGTGTCCGACGTTTCAGGCGCGAACCTGGTCGTCGATAATCACCTGGGCGACGCGACCGCGAATATCGTGATCGCGAAAGGCTTCGTCCCGTCAACCGGCGATCAATGGCGGAACTGGGTCACAGACGCCGCCGATCCGATCGTTGCGGTTCCGGCCTAATCCTGGCCCTGAAAGGGGCGACCCTTTTACTCTATGCGGAACCCTGGGGCTTCGGCCCCAGGGGAAACCCGCCCAGGATCGGAATTGAATTAGTCGGCCCGACCGGCCGCGAAATAAATAACCTTTGAAGGGGGCAACAAATGACAGTCGAAGTTTTATCCAACGACAAGCTAGAAATCCACTATCGCCAAACCATCGCGCCTTCATCCGCCAGGGGATCATTCACGGCCGACGACGCCGACAACCACGATTACGTTATCCCTTCGCGCGGCAAATCAAAGCTGAATCTCACGATGAACAATCCCGCCGATACGGCGATCACCTGGACACTTTACGGCATGAACGACGAAGACGGCGCGATCGGCGATCCCGATGTCGTTCAACTGGACACGGACGCGATCTTGGCCGCGACGAAAGTCACGGAAGGATTCGTCAATTACGCCTTCCCGTTCTTCCTTCTTCGCCTGGCCTATGGCGGCGTTCCTGGCGATGTTCCCAAGAAAACGATGTCCGTATTTGCAAATTTGGTTTTATAAGGGGGCGGAAAAATGGCTTATTGCGCGCAAGCTGACATCGAACGCCTGATCGGCGATATTGTAGAAAGCCGGACGTTCACGACCGGAACCGTCCCGACAGTAACCCAGGTCACGGCCGAAATCACCAACATCGCGGCCGAAATCGACGCCGCCCTGGACGCGGCCGGATACACGGCCCCCGTTTCCCTGGCCGATTATCCGAACGCTTATAACTACCTGAAGGCGGCGAATGCATACGGCGCGGCCGCCGTCCTATTGGCGACGATCCCCGCCCAGGCATACGAACCAGACGACGAGATCGACGCCGGATCGATCGATCGCGGGAAGATGTATTCCCAAAAGTTCAAGGCGGCCCTGAAGAAGATCGAAGATCACAAAATCCGCGCCGGCATGGCCCGCCGCCGCCTGGCGAATATCTATTCCGGCGGACAGGCGGACGCCCAGGGGAACGTCAAGGAACCCCTGTTCACGCGGGGAATGGACGACTATCCTGGGGTTATCCTGAATGGATCGGCCCAGGACAGCGACGAAGATTCATAGGGGGCTAACATGAGTTATGCAACAATCGAAGCCGCCGTCGTCGCCGTGATCCAGAAACACGCGGACTTTGCGGGATCAGCGACGAAGGCGAACGATACGAAGGCCCTGGGGAAGGGCGTTTCGCGTTTTTGTTTAGTAAGCTATAATTCGGACAAGGCCGAAGAACTATCCATAAAAACGGATCGGCGAACCTGGCTTCTAAACATCGATGTTTTCGTCCCCTGGCGCGGGGATATGGCCGATCTTGAATCACGGATCGGAACCGAAGTCCAGAAGGTAAAGGATACCCTGGCCGCCTGGCCCCGCCTGGATAATTGCGCGGGCGTCCTGAAGGCCGGTCTTACCATCGGAACCTTCCCCGACGTATTGACCAGGGGGAAGGGATCATTTAGGGGCAAGAGATCGATGTTAGAGGTTCAAGAGGCATACACAACGGCAAGGTCGGAATAGAGAAATGGCTGATTTTGAATTCAAGTATGAAGGCATGGACGAACTGGTTGATCGGGCCGGCAAGGCGGACACGGTCGCGAAGATCACGATCAACGAAGGATTCCGCGCGCTTCTGAAACTAATGGTTCCGGCCCTTCGGGCGAACACTCCCAGGCAAACCGGCAAACTGGCCGCGTCCACGGTCGGGGAAATCCTGGGCGCGCTGGACGATCAGGAACTGGAAATCCGCCAGGCGGCGCGATCGCCGGAAGGCGTTTTCTATGGATACATCGTTCGGGAAGGGCGCGGGCCGGTCGTCGCCAAGAACAAAAAGGCCCTTCATTTCTTCATCGGGGGCCAGGAATTCTTCAGGCATTCAGTCGGGCCGGCGGCCCCGAATCCATATCATCGGGAAACCCTGGAACAGAACGCGCCGGCGATCCAGGAAATCGTTAATCGCATGGGTCAAAGAATCGCCGCATATTTAAGCGGAAAAGGGGGAAAGTAATCATGGCTTATTTTGATTCTCAACTATCGGTTTTCAAGATCACGGACACGGGGGCAACCCTTCGCGATGTGTCGCCTTATATCACATCGATCGAAGGGCTTCCTGGGCCGCGTGAAATCAACGAAGCGACGCCCTTGAACCAGGCCGGCCGGAAGTTTCATCCTTCCCTTCAGAACGTCCCGTTTACCCTGGAAGTGCTTTGGTCGGACGACACCCTGGTTGGATCGGATACAGTATTCGGCCCCTTATCCAGGCATACGGCGGCGACCGCTTTCGAATACTATCCTGAAGGCTCGGCCGGCGTGAAGTATAACGGGAACTGCTGGATCAGGAACTTCACGATCGTCACACGGGTCGGGAATATCTTGACCGCCCGCGTCGAATGCCAGGTTGACGGAGTTGTAACCAGGACGGCCGCATAGGGGCGGGCCGATCAGATCATAAAAGAGTAAAGGGGGTTATCATGGCTTATACATTCAAAACAGAAAGGCTTGACCTGGGGGACGGCGATTTCGCTGTCCTCTTTGTCGAATTGAAACACAAAACCGAACGGGCCGTCGGCGATCTCATGCGGAAATTTATCAAGGCCCCCCAGGGGATCAAGATTCAGATTCCCGAAGGGGAAAACGTCGCGAAGGTCGCCGCCGATCTAACCGCGAAGGCCCAGGAAAAAGCGAAGATCATGGGCGAACTGGAAATCGATTTCGCGAACGCCGATTTTTCCGGCGCGGCCGACATCATGATTTGAACCAGGTCAAGGAATGGTCATTCGGCGATGTGACCCAGGCCGTCCTTGACGAAATGCCGGCAAAGAAAAGGGATCAGATCGCCCGTCGCTTCGATGTGCTTTTCCCTTTTCCCCAGGGCGGCGGCGGCAATTAGCGGAAAACCTTTTCCTGGCCCTGAAAATGCCGAAGCGGTTTCGCTTGCCGCCCGAATTAGAAGAAGCGATGTTACTGGTTGAAACTGGTTGGCCGCCGGATACCCTGGGGGAAATGCCCCAGGCGACCGTTGAAGCGGTCATAATTTATAAATCAGTCAAGGCCGTCGCGGAAAACGGCGGCGAATACAATCCCGAATAAAGGGGGCGCGATATGTTTGGAATATCTGGAAGTGAAGCGATCGTGACGATCGTTATGAAAATGAGGGACGAAGCCACAAAAGAGCTTCAGAAATTCGGGGCCAACGTCGTCAAGAATCGACAGGCCCTTCAGCAATTAGCGACCGGCGCGACCACGGTTGGCGTTTCGTTTATCGCCCTGGGTTCCGTCCTGAAGGACATCAACAACCCCCTGGCCCAAACCGTCGGGGGCGTTCTTTCCCTGGTCGGCGGAATCCTGGCCTTCATCGGAACCGCCGGAATGTTTATCAGCGCGATCGGGAAGATCATCGCCGCAATGCGAAGCCTGGCGATAATCCAGACGATCGTTAAAGCCCTTTCCGGCCCTGTCGGTTGGGCGCAAATCGGGATCGGCCTGGCGGTCGCTGGCGCGGCAACAGCCGGCATTTATGCAATGACCAGGGGATCAGGCGGGGGCGGGGGCGGGGGCGGCGTGACGATCAACACGGCGGCCGTCATGGGGAACCAACAACAGGCCCGCCAACTGGCCCATGACATCCAGCGATACAACCGCGAAGACGCAAGGTTGGGCCGTTAAATGGCA